AGATGGAGGTTTTTCACGATTTTTTAATTATACAACTCAATTATCAGTAGGAGCAGAAATAGGGCAAACAGGAATACAGGGTTTATATGCTAAAGGAGCCCAATTTAGCACAGATGCTAATTATTGGATTTCTACAGGTTTTTTACATGATACAGAAAAAGGATATGTAGAACTTAGAAGATTTGATGGAACAAATTATGTATTAGCAGGGCAATTTACAGCCCCTCTAGTATATGATAGAATAGGTTTTTCGTTTGCTATGTCAGGAAATGGAGTTTATGCGTGTGCCTCTACTAATAAATCAGTAGATGTAGGTAATTATGTAAGAGTTTATAAAAGAACAGGAACGGCTTTTGCTGAAGGCGTAGCTATAACAGGTGTAAATTCTGTGGGCTGGGGAACATCAGTCTCTATGAGTAATGATGGTTCAACACTAATTGTATCTGCTCCTATTACTGCAACGCTATATATTTATAAACGAGGAACAGGCGTAGAAACATATACATTATTTGGAACTGTTACTATTCCTAGTATTAATCCAGCTTTGACATATGGTAGTAATATTTCTATGACTAATAACGGAGACGCATTTTTTCTTGCTAATAGTGGAGGAACAATATATAATTATATATTTCCTGATGGTAGAGCATCAGGAACAGTTATACCAGTTCCAAACACACTCTCTTCAGTTCCTACAATTGAAAGTGTAATGTGGATTAAAAGCATAAATTCGGCAACAGCACCAACACAAAATTCATTAACAGGAAAAAATACAGCATTATATTCATATTATTATTGTGATAGTTATAATAGTTTTATAGTTATGGTTAATAAAACGATGAAATTAGCATATAAAAATTTTATAGAACGAATTTATAATGAGTGGATTAGTATAATAGCAGATACAGGAATTACAAATCAATTTTTAGATATAACAGCAGTTCATTATCCTACACCCCCATTTATTGACTGGAATGAAACTAATTTAACTGCTGATGTATATGTAACTATGTTATTTGAAACATACCAAACATCAGCTAATGCAGTTATTGATAATCTTAATTATGCTATGCCTAATACAACATGGGCTGTAGTGTCTACTAATAATGTAGGAACTCCAGCAAAAAAAACACCATTAAAATTTGAAGTTGCTTTTAATGCTCCATTATATAGTTTATTTAGTAGTCTTCCAGCAAAAAGGAAAATTATAACAAGTTCAGCAGGATTAAAAGAAACCTATTATGTATTAAATATAGTTAGTTCAGGATTAGGACTAATTACTCCAAGTCCTTCTCTCAATTCAGTTATTCCTTTTTCATTTTTAACAGCATATACAAACTCAAGCACAGGAGTTATTACAATACCAACTACTAGCACATTTTCTTATAGTCATTCAAGATTATTAATAAAAATAATTCAAGAAATAAGCACTATTGATACATGGACACCTATAAATGCGATTGTATTTACGACTTCATCAATCCCTATTATTGTTAATCAATTTACAGCATCTTCTTCAATTGGTTCTAATCCACCAAGTTCAAGTTTAGATAATGCTTTTGATTTTATCATTACAGACTTGCAAACTAATCAACAAGGATATAGACCAAACATTTTATATGTTCCTGAAATAGAAAGAAAAATAGATTTAACTGGAAATCAACCTCTTAAAACTATAGATATAAATGTTTTTTGGAGAACAAAAACAGGTACTTTAGTTCCATTTACTTTAGCAAGTGGAGCTATGAGTTCTATTAAACTCTTATTTGAAAAGAAATTGTTAGGAGAAAAACAAAAAATAAGTATGGCTTCTGCAAATGTGAGAGACATAATATAACTTTTAATAAAAGTTATGATAAAATATAAAAAATACAAAAAAAGTTTTAAAACATAAGAATAATTTAAATAACATTTTATATATATAAATGTCTCAAGTTGATAAATTTAACCAATTAAATAACCCTGATTATGTATATTTTGATTTACAACAAACAAATATATATAATACTACAATAGAAGAACAACAACCGCTTAAATTTTCAGAGACACGAGAAACTCCAGTAATTAAAAATACAGGAGATTATTACATGAGTGTAGCACGATTTCAATTAGATACATATAATCTGCCTGTAATAGTAGGAGAGCCTGATTTAACACAAACAGAAACATTTGACCCTGATAAAACAATTTATAAAGTAGCTTATGAATTTACAAATAACGCAATAACATCTGTATTCAGCACTCCATTTTTTGCACCTATAGACACATTAGACTCTCGTTCAGGTTATGCACAAAGTTACGGCCTTTATTCAGCATTAGCAAAACCAGCTAATAATGATACTAAAATTAATTTAGCAATAGGTGTTCCGACTGATAAGGCAGTAGATGTATGGAGTGGATATGCTCCATATGCTGTTCGTTCTTCATTTTATACAGGAAATAGCGATGAAACAGAAATAGGAAATACTGTAGGAATATCAGAATCAGGACTTTATATAGTGTCAGGAGGAAGATATGGGACTTATTTATGGAATACACAAACACGAGCAGTAACAAAATATGATTCATTAAACTCATCAACTCAAAAACTTCAAACAGCAGGAATTTCAGGAGATGGAAATATTATTTTTATAGGAAGAATAGATTTAGGGCAATTTCAAATTTTTACTAATACAAATGGAGCTATAAGTGAATTAACAGGTCTTATAACTCCAACAGGATATACACCAAGTATATACGGTGATAGTGGACTAGGACTTAGCATGATGGGATTTAAAAGTTCAACAGACGGCTCTGTAGTAGTTATGTCAGACCCTTATGCTAATGGAACAAATGGGGCAATTTTTGTTTTTAAAAGAGTAGGGACAACAGCAGTATATAATCAAGTTTTTTCAGCAATTGGTTCAGCAGGGCAATATTTAGGGTGGAGTTATGATTTAAGTTCTGATGGCCTAAATTTAATTGTAGGAGCTCCGTATTCAGGGCTTCCTTTTACTGGTAATGGTGCTGGAGAAGTTAAATTTTATAGTGATGGTGTTAGTGCTTGGTATCCACGCAGTTCCTTTCCATATCCAGCTACTTCTACAAAAAATTTTGGATTTTCAGTAAGTTTAAGCAGAGACGGACTATACGCTCATGCTTCATCGGCTAGAGGAACAGGAATTTTTAGATTTATAAAAACAAGCGTAAGTGCATACACAGCAACAGTTCCTGCTATAGATGATACTATTCCTGACATTGCTTTAGCAGATTATACTGCACAATTTGTTCTTACAGCAAACACAGGAAATTCAATTATAGTAGGAAAATATAGTGATTTTAATACACTTTCAAAATTAACATATCAAACTATTACAACACGAACTGGTAGTGTACCTTATAGTGTTCCTATTTTGTCTCCTACAATTGAAAGTGTAAAATGGATTAAAGAAACAGAAGATATAATAGCACCAAGTCAAAATTCATTAACAGGAAAAAATACAGCATTATACCCCTATTATTATTGTTACAGTTATAACAATTTTATAACCATGGTTAATAAAGCATTAAGATTAGCATATGTCAACTTTATAGAAAAAATATATTTGAACTGGATATATCCACTACGAACATTAAATAGTTTTTTAGTAAATCAATTTTTAGATATTGTAGCAAGACAATACCCAAATCCTCCGTTTATTGAATGGAATGAAACCAATTTAACTGCTGATGTATATGTAACTATGTTATTTGAAACATACCAAAAGTCAGCTAATGCAGTAATTGCAAATATAAATTATGCTATGCCTAAAACTACATGGGCGGTTGTCTCAACTAATAATGTAGGCACTCCATTATCACCTACACCATTTAAATTTACATTATCATTTAATGCTCCATTATATAGTTTATTTAGCAGTCTTCCAGCAACAAGAAAGATTTTAACAGATGACTTTGGAAAGAGAGAAATATATTATACATTAAATTTTTATAGTTCAGGTTTAGGATTAGTCAGTCCAAGTCCAGCTCTCAATCAAATTTATCCTTATTCATTTTTATCAACATACACAAATTCAAGCACAGGAGTTGTAACACTACCAACAGCAGAGACAAAAGATTACAGCCAGTCAGGACTATTAATAAAGCAAATTCAAGAAATAAGTACTATTGATACATGGACACCTATAAATGCTATAGTATTTACTACTACTTCAATTCCTATTGTAGTCAATCAGTTTACAGCATCTTCTTCAATTGGCTCTAATCCACCAAGTTCAAGTTTAGATAATGCTTTTGCTTTTATTATTACAGATTTGCAGAGTAATCAACAAGGATATAGGCCAAATGTTTTACTTACACCCAAAATTTTACGCATGATAGATTTAACAGGTAATCAACCTCTTAAAAATATTGATATAAATGTTTTTTGGAGAACTAAGACAGGCAATTTAGTCCCTATTACTTTAGCAAGTGGAGCTATGAGTTCTATTAAATTATTATTTCAGAAGAAAGTATTAGGAGAAAATCAGCAAATAAATATGGCTTCTATGAATATGAGAAATTTACAATAACTAATATAATCTCTCAATTTTAATATTAAAACTTATAATTAAATTTTATAATAAATAAAAATATATTTATATATTATAAAATGGCTATTAACGATTTTGATAGGACGAGTTTAGAGGAAGCCCAAGCTTTAGGTAGTTATTATGGAATTGAAGGCTATGAGACTATGTCTCATGAAGATTTATTAAATGCTATTGATGCAACTTCGGCAATTAATAAAATATTTGATGCTAGTGGTAATGATATAAGTGGTAATTATAAAGTAGCTAAATTAAAGGTTACTAAAGATTTAAGTGGAAATTATATTCTTACATTTTCTTAAAGAATTAATTATTTTGTTTAGAAATTACTAATTAAAATAATTATATAACTAATATATATAAAAATGTCCTCTGACTTCTCCACAGTTTTAGTTCGTGATTCAGTATTAGGCGGAATAACAGATAAACTTACTTATGCGGTTCGTTCGGGTTCTGCCTCCAAAACATACCAGCCCTTCCCATCTATTTCGTCTTCATCTTCGTCCTTAACTTTTAATGTAACAGTTCCCTCTGAAAATGTTGTTGTAGACCGTGAGGTATTTATCAGGTCTACAATCCGCTTTACAGTAACAGAAACAGGTGTTGCATCGGGTTCTTTTGCTGGTGGCTACGGAACTCAATATGCTCTTCAGGCCTTTCCATTAAATCATTTATTCACAACTGCTTCTGCAACTATTAATAATTCTAATGTGTCTTCAAATATTCAGGATATTCTTCCCCAATTACTTCAAATGATTTCTCAAGAGGAACTTTCAAGATATGAAGGAATGACCCCCAATTTAGTAGATTTTAATACTGCTCTTTATACTACAAATATTGCCTCCTCAAATGCTAATAATATTATTGCTACTGCTAATCAGACTGGATACAATAAATATTTTCAGCCACGAGGTGCCTATCCAGTTAAACTTGTTGATTTTAGCAGAAAAGTAACAGCAGGAACAGTAACAAAAACTTTAACTTCACAAGACGCGTCTGATATTTTTAAATTAGCGTATGAAGTTGAAGTATTTGAACCCATTATTGGTTTATCGCCTTTCATCTATGGACAACCTGCGTATAACAATCAGGGTTTAGTAGGAATTAATGCTATGAATTTCGTATTTAATATTGATAGCTCTGCTAAACGCTTTTTATCAGTAGGCGTTGCTAATACTGTTGTAACTAAAGTTGAATTAGGTATTAATGTTGATAGTGGAACATCAAATACTACAAGCCCATTTACTGCTACAGAACTTGTTGTTTGCTTTAACTCTTCGCAGTCTACCGATTTAATTACTGCTAAAAATGTAGTCCCATATACTGATATTCCACGCTTTATTACTGTTGTTGGAACTGCTATAGCAGGTCAAGGAACAGAAAAATCGCTGTCAAGCAATAATATTCAGTTAAATCAGCTTCCAGATTTATTTATTATCTGTGTTCGTAAATCTTTAGCAGATATGACAGTTCAAGATGCCGAATATAATTGCGTAATTAATAATGTCTCTATTAATCTTAATAATGCTTCGGGTCTATTATCGTCTGCAAATCAATTTAGCCTCTATCAATTATCGGTTAAGAATGGTTCTAAACAAACTTGGGCTCAATTCTGTGGACGAGTAAATCAGTTTACTACAAAAACTGGTGGTTCTACAGGAAATGGTGGTTTAGGCTTTCAAGCAACAACTGGCTCTATCTTTGTTGTGTCGCCAACTGATTTATCGCTTCCCTCGTATTTAGCCCCAGGTTGCATCGGCTCGTTTAACTTCCAAGTTAAATTAGGGGTTACACAATATGTAACTGATTCAGCTACAAATATTACCCCTGAAATTGTTGTTTTAGCAGTCAATAGCGGTATTTTCTCTACTGTGGCTGGTTCGTCGCAGATTTTCACAGGCATTCTAACTAAATCTATGGTTGAAGATGCTAAATCTATGCAAATGGTTAATCCAGTATTAAGTGCTGAATATAACCGAGTATTAGGTGGTGGAATTCATGGAGATATGCAGAATTCAGGTAATGAGCAGATGCCAGCTGTTAAAGAAGCTATGAAGCAGAAAATGAAGATGGCTCATTCTATGGGTTCAGGTGTTTATTCAGGCGGTGCTATGTCAGGTAGTAAATTTCACGGAATGACACGCTAATATACTTTTAATAAAAGTATAACAAAATAAATAATTATAAAAGTATTTAATTAATTATATTATTTAGGAAAATAAGTAGTTAAAGAAAATAATAATATATTTAGTATATATAATGCCTAACTACGAAAACGCCAAAATCTACCGAATATTTAGTCCCTCATTAAATCTCTCTTATTATGGTTCTACAACTCAAACTTTAGAAGCAAGATTAGCAAAACATGTAATAGACTATTATTGTTATTCAAAAGATAATACTAAATATTCTTATTATTCATCATTTAAAGTTATTGAGGGTGGAGACCATCAAATAGAATTAGTTGAATTATGCAAATGTAATAATAAACAAGAATTAGAACGGATTGAAGGCAAGTACCAAAAGGAAAATGAATGCGTAAATATGTTTATAGCTGGACGAACTCGTGCAGAATATAGAAATGATAATAGACTAACTATAAGAGCAAAGAACAAAGCATATAAGCAGTTAAATAAAGAGAGAATTAAAATACAAAATAAATTATATAATGAAGCTCATAAAGAGCAAATAACTATTCAAAAGAAGAACTATTATAATGCAAATAGAGATTATATAAATGAAAGGCGTAGACAATTATACAAACTAAAACAAACTAAAGCGGAAGAGGTTAAATCATAAATAGAAGAATATATTATTTTAGTAGTTAAATAATATATTCTATGTTATATTGTGGATTAAAACAATAATCTAAACAATAATAATATAGAATAATATAAATTATTATAAAAATAATCTAAATATGATTAAAAATAATCTAAAAACAATATAAAAAATAATAATTTATAAATTATTCTATATATTAATCTATATTTAATCTATAT